AGCCCAACGGCGCCGACATCACCGAAGAGATCCTCGGCCGCACCTTTGAAGGCGAGGACTACTGGTACCGTCGGGCCGACGGCACCCCCGTTCTCCCATGGGTCTTGTACCACGCCCAAAAGCGCGGCGATCGTTTGTGGGATACCTACGAGGGCATCGAGGTGGTCGAGGGAACGGTCAACCTGGCGATCGCCTATTCGTACCTCTTCCACGCTCTTCGGGATGCCTCATGGGCTCAGAGGTGGCTGGTCAACCTCCGCCCTGCAGGCCTCGGCGTGGACACCACCTCTCTCGGCGCACGGGCGGAGGTCACCACCGATCCGGCCACTGTCCTCCTTTTGGAGAGCACCGCCGACGCCGCCGAGGGCGGTCAACCGATGGTGGGTCAGTGGTCGTCCCCGTCCGATGTCGAAGGGATGGAGCGGGCGATCTCGGCGATGGCGAACCGCCTGGCCCAGGACGCCGGGATCCCGCCGTCCGACATCCAACGAATGGGCGGAACCGCTCGCAGTGGATACGCGATCAGCCTCTCAAACGACGGCAAGCGGGTAGCCCAGCGCCGATACGCGCCACAATTCCAAGACCACGATCGGAACCTCCTCGGCCTCTCCGCTCTGATGGTCAACCGGGCCACGGGCTCAGCCCTTCCCGAGGACGGATATGCGGTGGTCTATTCACAGATCCCCCTGTCACCGTCCGAGATCAAAGAGAGGAGGGCCAACGTCCTCGAATTGCTCGATGCTGGCCTGATTGACAGAGTGGCCGCCTATATGGAGGTCCACCCGGGACTGACAGAGGCGCAGGCCGCCGCCGACCTGGCCGCCATTGACGGCGCCCGCCCGATCACATTCAACAGAACAGCCTAACCACAGAGAGAGACACAATGCCGTTTAACTGCCCCAAATGCTCCGCTGAAATCGACGCCGTACCACAAGACCGATTCGACACCATCTACCAGGAACGGGGAGCCCTGAAGACGGAGCTAAACCAAGCCCGCCAGGGTGAAGAGGCCGCGCTTGCCTCGGCCAATTCTGCCGAAGAGCTGAAAGCCGAATTGGCCGAATCCCGCGCACGCCTGGAGGCGACAAAGGACGGACACGCCCGGGTCATGCATTGCACCAGGGCGGGGATCTCAGACGCCGATGACGTGGCGGATCTGCTCGCCGTCTTCGACCGCCGCGCACCTGAAGGCGTCGACCTGGCCGCCTGGCTCGACAACCGGGCGGAGCTTCCCCGCGCCGCCGCCGCTCTTCTCCCCTCGCTTGAGGTCACCATGACAAAGCCCACCGCCACCGCCGCGCCCGCACCGGAGGCGCCATCGGCAGAACCAGCGCCCGCCACCCAGGGCACACCGCCACCGCCGACGAATAATGGAGCGGTCACCTTCAGCGATAGCCCGAAGGCGTGGACCGCCGCGACGATCGCCCAGGCAGACTACAAGCAGAACCGCGCCGCCATTCGCCGCGCGGCCGGGCTACCCCCCAAGGGTTGACGTTGACACCGCCGGGGCTCATCCGATAGGGTGGGACAACTGCTCCGGTTCAGGTCGCACCTGTCTACAGCGGAATACGGCTGGAAGCACGATACCCAACACGTGCATCCTTTTGCCGCGCCAATGTGCGCGCGGCGCCTTTTCCCTGTTTACAATGAGCATCGAATACCATGGCATCTGAAATACTGTTTTCTGGGTTGTCAGGCGACCTTGCGCTTGCTTCCATTTTGCATCAGGAGATGAACCTTCTCCTCGCCGACCGCGCCAGCATGGCTAACCACCCCGCGATCTCCTATCTCGGAGACGTTGCGGGGCGTGGCTCCACCGCGCTCGAAGTCGGCCTTGTCGGCCTTGACGGCTCAGATCTTATGGGATCAGTGGCCGAGAACGGCACCACGAGCAACACGGCATTGACGGATGCGAGCCCTGCGATCACGATCGCCAGGCAAGCTCTCCAGTATCAGATCTCTGATCTCGCTACGCTCACCTCTTCTCTGGGGCTCGACGCTGACCGTCTGGCCGAAAGCATGGTCGGTTCAGCCGTCATGAGACTTCAGGAGATGATCGCAAATGTTGCGGACGACTTCACCGGATCGGTGGGCTCAACCGGCGTGAACATGGACGTGGACAATTGGTTCAGCGCCCAGTACACCCTCACGCAGAACAGCGTGCCGGGCCCTTACGTGGCTCTGCTTCACCCTGTGCAATTGACCGACTGGCAATCGAGCCTGAGATCAGAGACCGGACCGCTCCAATTCAATGCCCCCTCAAATGAGGCCTTGGCGATCAAAGGCCCGGGATACGCCGGGAATTTCGGAGGCGTGGACATCTTCACCTCTTCGCATGTCCCCACCGCCAACGCGGGCGCTGACCGGGCCGGAGCAATGTTCGGAGCCGGGGCTATCGGGTACGCAGATGGGAGCGTCTCCGCCATCCGTGGCGCCGGTGACGTGGTCTACCCCGCGGGGACCAAGATCGTGGTCGAGTTCGAGCGCTCAGCGGGGTACGCCTATACGGCCGTCGTTGGCTCGTACTATGTGGGTGTGTCCATCCTCGAAGACGGCCGCGGAGTCAGCATTATCACGGACGCCTGAATCCTTCTGGGGCGTGCCCTGGAGAGCGGCGCCTGTCTCTCTCTGGGGCGCGTTCTCCGGGGTTCGCCTCATTTCACCAACAGAGAGACACAGCACCAATGGCATTTAATCCGAACACCACCGCCGAAGCGCCAAGCGCCGCCCCAGCCGCCCAGGCCGCGGGCGAAGCGCCACCACGGCGAAGAGCCGCCGCCAAGGTGGTCAACCTCCCGCGTTCTCCAGACTTCCGCCTGAAGTTTCACCCCGCCCGGTGGGAGTTCACCGACGGTGAGTGGCTCCCTCAACTGGGCAAGCTGAAATTAGAAGGCGGGATCGGTGGCGTTGACGGGCGCTTGAATGAAGGCGCCGCCCGGGAGAACTGCAGGCAGATCGGCTGGCAGGTTCTGGACCAGGACGCCCTCGGCGAAGAGTACGTGATCCGCTACCCCGTGCGTGGGGGGTTCGCTCACCTGGAGAAGTGGATCGCCGTTAAACACATGCCGGGCAATCTGCCAGCCGCGATCAAGCCGGACATGAAAGCCTACAACGCCTGGCGTAGGTCGCTGATCGAGCGTTCTATTATCCCCGCCATTGACGAAGATGTGAAAGCGGGATTTGTGGAGATCAAGCGGTCAGAGGTGGAGCGCCTCCGGAACCGCGCCGAGCACGATCCAATCGTTGCGGATCGACTGGCCGAGAACGAGGCGGTTCTGGCCGCCATGATGGGAGCGGCACCGAAGCCGAAGCCGAAGCGCCGCAAGCGCCGCACCACAAAGAAGAAGACCGCGCCGAAGGTCGCCACCGAAGCACCCGCACCATGGGACGAGGATGCCAACGCAGAATGAGATCAACCGCCGGGCGATCGACAAGATGACCTCCGACGCTCACAAAGACGGCGGCGCCAAGGCGGCCGAATACGTGAAGCGCAAGGCCACTGAGGCCGCACACAGACAGGACCGCGACAAGGGGCGGGGATGAGTTCAACCGATACCCTCTATACCGCGCGCTTTCTGAGCCCGGAATACGTCGAGCGGAATCGGGCGAACCTTATCAAGTGCCGGGTCTACCGGGACGGCGCCCTATCGGCTCCGACATCGGGGACCGTCACCGTCTACAACGGGAGCGGCACGGAGGTGGTGGACGCCGCCAGCGTAACCATTACCGGGGACGTAGCCGAGTACAGCATCGGAGCGGTCACCCTGGCCGCTGAAGAACTGGAAGAGGCGTGGCTGTTTGAGTGGGCGCTTGTCATGGGCGACACGATCACGCACACCTTCCGAAACGAGGGCGGGTGCGTACGCAGGAAATTGTATCCGGTAATCACCGACGATGACCTTCTCCGCCGTCATACCGATCTGAGCGACCTACGCCCCTCTGGGCTCTCCTCGTTTCAAGACTACATTGACGAAGCGTGGGCGGAGCTTCAGAACCGGATCGTCGGCGATGGTCAACGCCCCTACCTTGTGATGAGCCCTTCAGCGTTCCGAGAGCCGCACATTTACAAGACGCTGGAATTGCTGTTCCTCGACTTCTCCACCAGCGTCGGAGACGGCAAGTTTGCGGACATGTCAGACCATTACGGGCGCCTATACGGTATCGCCTGGAACCGGCTCAATTTCAGATACGACACAGACGACGACGGACAGCCCGACGCGGACAGCCGACGCCGCTCTGGTACCTCAACCGTCTGGCTCTCCGACTCCAGCGGCCACCGCCCATCAACGGTACGCAGATGGCCGCGGTAAGCGTGAGCGACCTACGCACCCGCGTAGCCACTGCCGTGGACGCGGTCACCGGCTTCACCGAAGCGAGCCAGCCGTTCGGCATTTACGCCCGCGATCCGGCCACTGTCCTTCACAAGCGGTTCGCGGTGGGCGTGCCGAGCTCTGACCCGGTGGCTGACCGTCAACGGGTGACCGACGATCTGTTGGTCGCCACCACCGCGGCCGTCGTCTACACGTTCCGCCTGGCTCCGAAGGATCAGATCACCAGCTACGGATCCGCCCTGGACGCCGAAGAGGAGATCATCCAAGCCGTCATGGCTCAGAATTCGACCCTTTGGGCCAACTGCACAATTCGGTTCGCCAGCATTGCTGACCGCCGGGTCGAGGCGTCGGGTGAGTGGTTCACCGGAGAACTCCGTTTTGTCATCACCCACAGGTTGCCTCTGTCATGACCCACAAAGAAGCCCGCGCCCTCCTTGACGCTCACCTGGCCGGATGGCGAGACCTCGA